GTTTATATTAAAATTAACTGTAGTAGCACCACCCCCTGTGCCTCTTGCTGATTGTGTAATTTGGCCTGTTGAATTAGGTATAAACATTTCTGGCCCATTTTCTCCAACTACGATTGGTTGTCCTTTTGATACTGCACCACCTTTAGCCATACCAAACGCACTACTAAAAGAGCTAAAAAATGAAGCACCTTGTAAAGCTATTTGTTTTCTTTTCTCATTTGTAATCATTTTTTCTATAGCTAATTCTACACCTTTTCTTGCAACAACTTCAATTAATGAACTTATTATATTTGCTAAAACATTTTGTGCCATACTTCTTAATGTATCTGATAATTTTTCTCCAAAAACAAATGCTCTTGAAAGACCTTGTGACATTTTTGTAATACCACTATTAATACCCTCTTTAATAGTAGTAGATACATTTGTAAATTTCTTTTCAAGATTTTTTAAAGCAGTTTCATTCATTTCTCGGAATGTTTCTTCTGTCTTCTTAACTGCATTAGCCATTTCAAACATATGTTGGTTAGATACAGATGTAAATTTAGTAACTTGTTTAATATTTTCTGCTACTCTTATTGCACCATTACCCATTTCAAACATATGATGATTAGATTCTGCCTGAATTTTATTTATGTTTTGTAATGTTTTTCTATGATCTTCTAAAATTGATAATTCTTCTGATAATTTAAAAATTCTATTATCTAAAGCAGTTGTGTCTATGTTCTCGCCCTCCATAGTTGCCATGACTTTTTGAGTTTCTATTTCATTTAATTGTGTTTTAATGGATTTGATTTTTGCATCTACACTATTAATATTTTCTAAATCAAAAATACCCATTCTAATTTTTGCTTCTGCAATTAAATCTTGTACTTTATCAACAAATAAACTTACACCAGCTAATGCTACTAAACCTTTTTTACCAAATAAAAATGCACCTATAATTCCACTTTGTTGTATAAAAGGTGGCAAAGCCATAAAACCATCTCCAATACTTTTTAAAATTCTACCAATACTTTCAAGTGTAGGAATTAAATCTTTACCTATTTGAACAACCTTAACCATTCCTTGTGCTAAGTTTTTACCAACAGATTTTGCTATATTGTCTATATCCTTTGCATTATCTTCTAAAAATTTATCTAAATCTCCAAATTGTTTTTTTAGTTCATCAAAGAATCCAGCTTCTAATAATACTTTTTTAAAATTAAATACTTTATCGCCTATCATTGATAAAGTACCCTCAAATGTTCGTGCTAATTCATCTGTTGCATTTCCAAATCTTCCACCCTTACCAAATACTTTTTCAAATGCTTGTACTGTTTCTTCAATAGATACAGTTGCACCAGCTTTAAAGCCAAGCATATTTCTAACACCTTTTTCTCTAAATATATCTGCTGAACCTATACCAGCACTAAATGATCTTTGTATTTGTTCTCCAGCAGTTCTAAAATCTAATCCTGTAACAGATGCAACATTTCCTGTTATCTCTAACATTTTTTGTAAGTCATCAGCATTGTCTGTAACTGTTGCAAGAATACCAGCACCAGCTTGTATCTCCTCAAGTGAAAAAGGAACTTTAGATGCAAACTTGGTCATATTCTCAAATGCCTTTGCACCCTCGTTTGTATCTTTAAGCAAGAACTTTAATCTAGTTCTTAAATTTTCTAATTGCTTTCCTGTATTAACTAAATTTCTAACAACAAGCCCAGCACCTAAACCTAAAAAAGCATTTCTAAGATTAAAAACAGAATTTTTTACTCTTGATAGACCTTTTTGAACATTGTTTAATGCCTGTTTGGATTTATCTCGTGCTACAATATCTATATTGAGTTTTTGTGTCATTATTTAAACTTCCTTGCTTCTGCTAGTGATTGATTTGTTTTATACTGTTCTTGCTCTTTTTTCAAGTAAGCTAACCAAAGATTATAATGGCTAACAGGCATATCAAGAACTTGTTGGATTGTGATGTGTAATCTATCTGCTAATATTAAAAGCGACCTAACATCAGGGTCGCTATCTACTTTTTTTCAGCGTCCTCGTAATTAGTATCTAAAAGGATTTTATTGGCAACATCAGATATAACATTTGAGTCTGCTTTTTTTCTAAGTGCAAATTTATCTTCTGGGCTAAAGGCTTTAATCATTTCGCCTTTTTCATTTTTGACTTGCAACTTCATTATAAGCAAATCTACAAGAATAGTTAAATCTTGAAAATTGTTAGACTTCTTAAAGATAATGTTTTTTTCTTCAAGGGTTAATGGCTCTGAATAGAATACACTAGCGTTACCATGCTCGTCTTTCCACTCCTCAACTTCAATAGTGATAGTTTTAAGAGTTTCAAAATGAGATTTAACTCTATCAATAACTGACATAAATTAGGATTATACAGTACCTATAGTTAAAGCACCTGTTCCTTGAAAAGTTACAGTTCTTGAAACGATTGCGTCCATTGAGTTATTAACTGACATTCCTGTAACAATTCCTGTACCAGCAAAACTTCTGTCGCCACTTGCATTACCCTCAGGCAATAAAATAAATGAGATTGAAGCACCAGCAAGTAAACTTGTTTGAGGTGAATCTGTTTCGTCAAAGTGCATTTCTAATGTTCCAGAGAATGAAGTTCGACCAGCAACAAATGATTTAGTAGCATCTGTTAAAGCTGTATCTTCTACAACATCTCCTGTAGTTTCAAGTGTGAATGATGTTAGTTCCCCAACAGCAGTTCCACCAGCAGTAACTACGCCTTCTTTTCCGTGATGTGTTGCCATTTTTTGTCCTTGTTTGATTTAGTTTGTTTGTTTTCTTTTTCTTGCTTATAGCCTAAACTTAAAAAATGTTCAAGATTAGATTCATTAATAACTATCTCTGAATTACCTTTATATAATTTAATATCTTTAGCCATAAGTCCTTTTACAGTTTATCGTCTTCTTCGTCAATATCTTCTTCATCTTCCTCAAAATCTTCTTCAAACTCATCTGATACATCTTCTTCTTCCCAAGTACCATCTTCATCTTCTAAAGAGTTTTCTCTAATTTCTTCTACTAAGTCTTTTACTTCTTCGCATAGCATAGACTCTTTATCGTGTAGCTTTTCTATCTGATCTATTTTCTTAGATATTTTATCTAATAGTTTTTCGTTTTTCATAATTTATCCTATGGTGTTCCAGCTTGATATTCGTACATACACCTAATTGTCATTCTTATTCCACCAACAGGAAATAAAGAACCCTCGTCAGTTTCTACTTGTATAACTTCTGTATCAAGTGCATTACCATTTCGAGTAATATCAGTTTCTAATGCAGTTTCAATAGCTGTAATTAATTCATTTCTTTTAGTATCTATATTGGCCTCTGCACCTTTAACAAATCCTAATATTACAAAATCAATAGTACCATGCCTAGTTTTAGCACCACTTCCTAATTCAGAGTCATCTCTGTTTTCTTCTGATGTTTGAACTATTACTGCTGGATATTGTTTATCTGATAATTCGTCTAATAAAAAAGGTTGCCTAGTTGCTTTTATAATATCTGGGCTAGATATAGCAGATATAACTGACAATAAATTAGATGCTATGTTTTCTCTTACACTCATATTCTTGCTTTCCTAAATTCCTTTGCAACAAATCTGTTAAATTGTTTTCTTATTATATTTGCTGTTCTATCATTAAATCCAAAAAATTCCCTCTTATTTTTTCCTAATACTTGATTAAATACTGCTCTTTGCCTCATCTGTGAATTACTAAAATTAACAGTAACTTTGTTAGTTCCTGTTTTTCTAATAGTTCTACCAGATGGAGTTAATGCACCTAACATTCTACCAGAATAGAATAAATCTACTTTTGTTGACTTACCCTCTTTTTGTAATTTTTTTAAATAGCCTGATGAATATGGAACAAAAGGTACATCTTTAAAATCAATACCTTTTTGGGTCTTTGTTCTAATAATATCTAGTAATTGAAAACCAGCTTGTAGTATTCCTTTTTGAATAATACCTTTAAATCTTTTTTCTATTCTTTTAAATCTTTTTTCAACTAATTTAGAATTGGTTTTGATCTTTAAATCTAAAGCCATTATCTAGTCAATCTTCTAAATCCATGTAAAGGTTCTCTCTCGTTAGATACAATAGTTCCAGAAGAATCTACATCATATTCTACACCATCTTCTAATATCATTCTCCATTCGATATTGTATTGGCTCATGTAATATTCTTGCATTCTTTCAAATCTATCTTTTTCTGTTTCTGGTCTAAATTTAGTTAATGCTGGTAAATAGAATCTTCCAAGAAATAGATAAACACCAGCCCGTTCAAACTGATCTAAATTAACTTTTGTATTAACCATCTCAGCAGTATTAAGAACTGTAATATCTGTAAATATATTTGTCTTATATACAGGCCACCATTCTATTCTTAACTGTCTAAAAATATCATTAGTAGTTTGTGCTAGAAAATTAGTTGTTTCTGTAGCAGTTGTAGATATACCAAAATCAAACGCATCAGGTTGATATTTTAAAACATCTGATGTGGTAATAACATCTGCACCTGTATAATTAGCCATAATTTACTTCCAAATTAAATAAGCAATTATTAAGACTAGAGGAATAGAATACATTGGATTATTTTTTGATTTAATCCAAACCCATTTAGACCATTTTCTAGTTTTTTTCCAAATCCACTTGTTCATCTTTTTTCTTTCTTGTTTTTCGTTTCTTTTTTAAAGGTACTACATTTTCTGTAACAACTTCTTTAACTTCTTTTACAACATCTTGTTCTAGTTTAAAACCTCTAAAATCATACATACCTTTATTAGTTTGATAATCTAATTCACTTCTAATAATTGTTTTGTTACCTCTTTTAAGAGTAACCATCTTCTCATTTGATAATACTAATTTAACCATTTTATTCTCCTAAG